ACGAGGGCCAAACTCACTACGACCATTAGCAACGCCGCATATGCCCGATCGAACGAGCTCCAAAAGAATTTTGTTAACAGGGTATGTTCCTTCTATGTTATATCCAAGGTATGGGCCGGGCCATTTGATTTTTTTCTTGTAATGGGCAAGAACTGCACCAATTGCACTGCCGCTGTCGCCTGGATTAGGCATAACCCAGACATTTTTAAAGTATTCATACGCAATAGAGTTGGCGCTGCAATTTAACGCACATCCTCCCATTAACACTAGATTATTGCTGGGCAGCTTGTTAGCAAATGTGCCAAGTATGTGTCGTAATATATCTTCATACACAAGTTGCGTTGCGGCTGCAATGTCAAAGTAATCCTGTTCGCTGGTTAAATCAGGGCGCCAATCCTTGCAGCCACGATGCAGATTTCTATTGAACTTGACCATAGGCTTGTTGCCAATTTCAACAAAGTCTTGTTTTACGTCATGATAAAGCCTGTTGCCGTCGCCGTATGCTGCCATGCCCATGAGTATGTATTCATCTTCTTGTGGCTTTAATCCAACACGCTGCGTCATTGCACTATACCACATACCCACGCTATGCGGGTATCGTTGACTGTATACTTTCTTCATTCCGTGATGTGTTGCACTCCAAACAGTTAGAGTTTCAAACTCGCCAACACTGTCAATGCACACCACAGTGGCGTCAACGAATCCGCTTGTGTTAAAACCAGCTGCGGCGTGACTACAGTGATGGTCTACATAGCTAATTTTAGCTGGCTTAATTTCAAACTGACACAAATACTCCTTGACGTTGTTTTCTTTTGCGTTCCAGCCCTGGCCTGCTAGAAGTTGCCGCATTGTTTTCTTGTATGGATTTTCATACCAGACTACATGTTCGGGTTTGCCAAACTGCATTGCATAATCGATCAAATCTGTGTGCAAATGCGGATCATTCTTTACTCGGCTAAATCTTTCACTCTGACTTGCAAACTTCAAGTTAATATTTTGGTCAAATACTGCCAGCGCAGCATCGTGACTGTTTGCACTAATACCCCAAATCATTTGTAAATGAACGGATCTTTTTTGCGAAGTTCCTTCATCTTCTTACGGTACTTTATCTCATTTCTAATCCATATAAATGGAGACATGATTATCGTAAATATATTAATTATTTTTTGAACCATTTTTTTGCTTTCAATCTAATCTTCAGAGGAGAACTTTCTGCTGCGGCAGCAATACTGAATAAGGTATACACCTGACCGTATCGTTGCACAGCTTCTCCTGTGTCTTTGATGTCGTCGTCCCAGTCGGGCATACTCACTTGCCAGCCGTACTCAATTGCTTCTTCAACTAATCTTTTACCAGAATAATCTCTGTCTGGCAAGAGTATTATATCTTTGTTTAGTCTCTTCAGCAGCATCACTTGCTGCTCGTTGATCTCTGCTCTTAACAATGCCACACCGTCAATTGGAATAGCGTCCAGTGGACCCTCGACTACAATACAAAATATTTTATCTGAAGTTTGTTTGTCCAAGTTGAAAAGATACCCTGGTTGAGAGTCAGTCAAATACTTAGGCTTTTTGTTAGAATTAACAGTCCTTCCTGACCAGCCAACAATTCTATTTTCGTAATAAAAAGGAATAAACAATCTATCTCGGTATTTCAGTTGTGGCGACCAGTAGTAATTATATCCGTCATCTAGCCAAAGTTTTCTGCTGGACATATAATCCATAACTTCAACTAGCTTGCCTGTTGCACAAGGGTCTTCTGTTATCACTATTGCATCATCGGGCAGTGGCACACTGGCAAAGGTAGGCAATTCAATTAGTCGTTCAACTGACTCAAAGCCGTCATTAATCTTTAGGACTTCCAAACTCAACTTGGAAATAATATCGTCTGGCGCGCCTAGCCATTGAAACAGCTTCTTTAACTTGTACGAAATATGTCTGCCAGGTTGCCAACTGGCTTTATATCCACAGTTGAAGCAATGATAGCTTACTACATCGCCTTCTTGTATAACACCCCCTCGAGTTCGAGTGTCTGCAGATTCTCCGTTGTGAACACAACACACTCCGTTAAACGACAGCCAGCCACTGGGCGTTTGTTTACGCTTGCTCGGCAAGAACGTCAATAATGTTTCTGATACGATGCTCATGTCATTATAATAACAGCAACACCATTAAATGTCAATTAGTTTCTAATAAGAATCTTGGTTACTGTGCTTGCTGGATCATTGTCCATCTTGAATCTAACAAAACTTACAACACCGTTGAAGTTGAAGGGGACTGCCTCAGTTTCTGTACCATCAAACGTCAGTGTACCAACTGTACTCCAGTTGTTGATGCCTGTGATTTGATTGTCGAGAGTTGCTTGTATTTCTACATTGCCAACATATCCGCTGGTGTAAACTGCAACTGTGTGCAATGCTTCGTTTCCGTTTAGTCCTGGTTGTGCACCAATCTTGTCGACATCGTCGCTGCCAGCAACCCAGAAGTCTGATACTGCATAAAAGTCAGTGATTGTTGTGCTGGATTTTGGGCCTGGATAGGCGTTACCGTCAAGATATATTATTCCTGCACTTTCAAAACTGCGGCTAGAATACGTCACAGTGCTTACGCCATTGTCGCTTTTGTAAACATTGTATTTGAGGTATTGTTGTTTTACATTAAGTAATTCATTGTCTGTAATTGTTACTTCAAACATTCCCCTAGTTGGCACAGATGAATCATCTGTGACTGTTACAAGCTTGTTGATTATCATATTGTTGGCTTCGTCAAAAACAACAAATACCATATCGGACGTGATTTCCACAGGCTTTTGATCTGCGTTTAATAGTCTAAATTGTATGGTATTATCAATACCTCTATATACTTTTAACTGTCTGCTGTACACCGGTCTATACTCCACTGGGAATCCTGCATCGTTAGATATAACAATTGTTCTCTCATCGACTAAATATCTAGGTATTAGCTGCATATAGTAGGATCCTTAATTATAGTGTATTTATCGTAATGTTATTAAAAGAAATAGAAGAACAATTTCCATACGTGAGCGTTGTCGCATATGGCGGCAACGAGTATGTTGGAGTGATTGCAAATCAAGATCAGTATGTGACAACAATGTTTGTGTACACTGGATTAAAGACCAACGAAGACAAACGTCTGCTGTTGGACATTGCAGAAACATGGTGGTGGGAATCAAATAGACTCATACCAGTTAGCACCTTTATGAGGAGAGAGATTGATCCTGTACGTTATTGTATGATGTCAATGAATTCCAAGGATGTAAAAGTTGTTGTTGGGCCTTGCGTGAATCTCAATAATTTATCACTAAAACGAGTAAAGAGAAAAAGCGTCCAACTTGTTAAGAAAATTAAATAGACGCTTCGCAAATTAGGTTCATATGAACCATTACTGCCATTGCATAAGAAAACGCATGCGCTTTCTTAAAGAAATATTGATCGGTAGTTGGCTTAATCCACACTTCCTCAAATATATCATCCCAATCTTTTTCTACTAAGTGTCGCTTTGCAGGACGGATAATTGCAAGGCATGCTGCTAATTTTGCAATAGAATCCGGTTTAAGCTTTTGTAAAATATCATGATGTCCCGATACATGAAATACTGTATCGCTAAACTCTTTATATTGCAGTAAATCCCACATAGGTTCTTTTTTAACCAATTCGTCCATGTGAGCATTGTTGCGAACATCTTTGTATATGCTTACGTTTAAGAAATCTAACTTGAAATATTTTCTGTATTCGGCTGTCTTGTAATCAATCGTAGAAAGATTGTCAATAGGATTGTGCGGAATCAAAGTAGCATATACCCCAGTATTGTGCTTCTTGCCATTTTCAAGTTTTGCAACATGATGCTGTATCTTGGACAAAATTAAATCTCTGTTTGCAAAGTCTATGTCAATATCTGGCATTTAGATTCTTTCATAGTTTACCTTCTTTTGCAATAGACTTTACAAGTGCTACGTCAGTGGGCTGTCTTTTAAATCTTATAGCCCAGTGACTAGGATTTAAAATATGGAAAACCAGCCCCAGCTGTTCGTCGCTGAACTTGGCCAGCAGCGACTTTCCAGAGTTACAATTTAGTAATAGCCACGGTGATACCTTACCGTCTTTTATATCGTAAACTGCTCTATTTGTTGAAACATGTAAAAAATAATGATTCCACACAGACTGGTTGGATTCAGCCCATGCTACCATTGTGTTTACCGAGCGCTCTAGTGCAGTTTCAACACCTTCCTTCATTATAAGGTCGGTAGCGTAAGCTTCGTACATTTCGTCTCTGCACCAATGGTCAAGCTTTACTCCACTGGTTACAACATAATCAACATACTTCTCTGGATACAACGGCTTGACGTTGTTTACAAAACTTCCAAACTTTACAAATGCTTTGTAAAATGTAGACTTCATAAACTCTTCATACGACTTTTCGGTCTTGTTTCCTGCGCTTAATCTATAGAATCGCTGGAACGTATACAGTCCTAGCTTCACACGTTTTTCATCTTTTTGCAACCATCTACGTTTTGGCTCGCACATGTGAACAACAAGAGTACTTTCTTTTGAATAACTCTTTTTGCAATATTCGCAAACAAATTTCTTAGATGTTGACTTTGTCATATCCATGTTCTCTAGCAAGTGCTTTAATTTCTGCTTTGGTAGATATTTTAACAAGTAATTCGACCTCATCTATCTTTTTGTTAGGGTAAATTTCTAATAATAAGTTTACCGCTTTGTTGTTCACACCCTTGTGCTGCTTGAGTCCAATCCATTGATGATATTGGATCTCACCTGTGTTGCCAGCCATGCACAATAATTGCCATTGTAGCTTAGGATGTCTTGCTCCTAACACTTCCCAGTTTTTATTATAGTACTCGTTGGTTTTAAAGACTGCAAGTTCAGTTTGTATTCTACTAGCTTTTATTATACTACTGACGTAGCGATTTAGCAACCAGAACCTTACTTGCTTGCGCTGGTCTTTGTCTAGCTCGTCCCAGACGTCTTTTCCGTTTAGATCAATTGCTGCTAGTAGGTCTTTTACAGGAAGCTTGGGTGCTGGCATTTTTTTTTCTCTTCTCTTTTAAGGTAATACAGAGTTATTAATTTGTCAAACTCTTTTTTAAATATTTCGTCATTGTTGGCCATATCCATCATTGTTATAAATTCAGAATAAGTAAATCCGTCTGCATCCCCGCTTATTACCCAACGTGGTATATCGGGTCTGCCAAAGTATCTAGCGTATACTACTTTGCCTTGTCTTTCGTAAACTAATTGTTCACCTTCTAATAAGTTTCCCATTATGCTTCTTTACATTTTTTAAAGTGATCTTGTATTTCTTTAAATAGTTCAATATTATCAACTGCTGATGCATTTTTAGCCCACAATGCTTGTGCCTGTGAATGCCACAAATCAGATGTAGTATTTTTAGGACTTCTCAATTGTGGTTGATAAGTAGTGTCAACTTTTCCAGTTATTGCATTGTAAAGTAAGAACTTATAAAACTTGTTGGTAAATTTATGACAGCTTAAAAATAGTATTAATGGATCTGCAACAAAATCAATTTTAAAAGATTTGTGATGCATGTAATGCGCTGGATAAGTATCGTAATTTGTTGGGCCTAGTCCCCTGGATGCTCTGTCTTCTACATTTGCAAGATATCTATTAGAAATTGCAGTAAAGTCAAAAGAAAAGCGATACAACACATCACCAGTAGTTTGATCAAATCCGCTTACAATGGTAAGTTCGTTCTTCTGTAACTTTTTCTTGTAAATATCCATCGTAGCGGATCCGTATTTGCCGCGACCTCGTAACTCGTAATTACCTGAATAGCACTGAGTCTTTATTTCAACATATCTACCGCAGGGCAGTTCAGCGTCTGGTCCGTTAACTTCTGTTAAGTGCTTTGCTCCTGCTACTTTAGATTCAAATTTTTCTGCCATAGAAGCAGTAATGTCTATATATGCAACTAACTCTTCTTTGGTTAGTGCTAGTAATTCATTCTTGTAATTTTCCATGTTTATGCCTTTATGCCTATTCTTTTTGTTAATAATTTAGTTTATTCGTTTTATAATAATTTGCCGAAGTCGATAATTTCACTCTGACGGCTTATGTCTTTTACAAAAAACGCGCAATTTGTATTTGGTTCTTCCTTGAGAGGCACTGCTAGCAATTGGCCATTTCTCATTTTTGGAAAATACCACTTGACGTCATTGTAGAAATTTATTATCTCTACCTTTGCGTATTGTGGATGGGTTCCAGTTAGGGGATTGAATACAAATGCTTCAAATCCCCTATCGTTCAAGCTGGTTAAAGGTAATACCTCTAAGTCGCTGCCCGCTTCGCTGCACCCTACTGCTAGACACCAGTCTAGCGGCATTGTGATCTCGTTGCCGTTTATTTCTAGTACAATAGCAGGGCTGTTGAAACTTTCTAGAAATATCAATGGATTGAAAAAGAAATCCGGATCTGCTGGATTACTGTTATCAAGCACTGCAAATCGTAATGCTTCGTCAACCGATTCTGGCAATTGATTAAGTATAAACGTTTCGTTTTCCAGTGTTAGTATTCTCATTTTTAATTTAATTCCAATCTATTTTTTCTATAGTATAAGGATATTGAGCTTCGGCGTAAAATTTCTTGCGAGCAGCAAGGTGCCGTTTGGCAAACTTACATGTGCTGGTGATATCCCATATTTGGACAAAGTCTTTGTCCTTTGCTTTTCTTACGCCCCTGCCGATACTTTGAATGACTCTGACAAAACTCTTGCCGGGTTCAAAAAGCACCAAATTAAAGATTCTCGGAATATTAATACCAACTGCTGCAACACCATATGTTGCAATAATTACCATATCCGTAGCATCTTGCACTTTATCGTAAGTTTCTTTTCTGTTCTTTGTTTTAACCGCGCCGTTAATAAAGATAGAGCCCGGAATTAGTTCTTGTAGTTTTTGTCCAGCTGCAATTCGATCAACTAGGATTAATGTATTTCCTGAACTTTTTATCTTAATCATTAACTTACCAAGATATTCAAGGCGTGCTTCGTCTGACACAAGATACTTGAGTTCTTCTTGATAATTTGTAAATGCTTTGACATCCATCAACTGACATATATTAACATGACAGTTTGACAATACGCCCTTGTCCTGTAGTTCTTTTGCTGTTACGTTGCCTACGACAGGACCAAGACTTGCAAGTATGCTTTGAAATTCAAAGGCTTCTTTAGGAACAGTTCCTGTTAGACCCCAGCGGATTGGCGCATTCTTTAAGTTTTGTGTTAATATATTCTTTAGTACATCTGCCTTGGCTTGGTGACAGTTTGCCACTACAGCATCATTAGCAATGTAGTTGTGATCGTTCTTAACATGTAAGTTATAGACCTTGTCTGGTTTGTTTATAACTGTCTTTTTAACTAATTTCATATAATTTCCTAATTTTATTTTGTGTATTTTCATCAAAGTTGTCTAAGTTAGTAGGAAACTTTTTGTTAATAAAATATTCTTTATTTGCTATTATAACAGTATATCCGTTAGTTGTACACCATTCTTTTGCAGCATTAATCTTTGCTTTAGTTTTTTCGTCATACATTAGTTCTTCTGGTTTTACTTCTATTAATGTCTTTATATCATGATTTACAAAGTCAACAATATAAATATGTTCTTTATTATTATAGACATATGGAATTCTAATAGTTTCGTATTCTGCATCTTTATCGAAGTATTGGTATAGTGCTTCCCAAGAACTTCTATATTTTTTATTTTTATAAAATGCATCCCAATGCGTATTTCTATTATTTGAGTTAGGAGTAAAAGTACCGTTTAATATTTTTTCTTTCATGATATTACTACGATGTAGTTTATCTTCTGCTGACATAACTGTTCCATACATGCCGTTTTTTGAACCAATGTTAGCTTGACTAATTTTTTGCTTAGTTTCTGCTGTGACTGTTGTAGAATAAGGATAATTGCCTTTTGTCCCTTTATTCCAAGGAATGCCTGTATTTAGATTTTCTTTTATCTTATCACCGTGTATTAGTTGACACGCGGCGCCGCCGATCTTTGAGGTAACTGCCCTTGCTGCTTTTTCAGCATCGACCCTGATAGAAACGTCTATACTATATAGTCTGTCAAATGTATTCTTCCATACAGGATGGCCGGTCATTATCCTTCTTTTACATAAACGGATATCTCTTTCTGTAGTTAATGTTAATCCGTTAGATAACTTTATTTCATTTACTGATATGATTTCCGCAAATAGAGTTTGGTTTAAATTTTTTAGAATATTATTAAAATTAGTAATATCAAATATCTTTGCCATAAATACTTCTCCTTTAGTTGTATGTATTTATATCAATAACATCTAACTCATCAGTTAATAGATCTGCTCTAACCCATCCTTTGTTGGTTAAAAATTTATGGTTAGCTGTGACTTTAGTAATACTACCGTTATTAAACTCCAACTCTAGCATATCCTCAGAGCTACTGTTGGGTAGATTTTTGTGTACTTTAACAATAACGTCTTCTTTGTACGTGTTTGTTTTTTCGCATAGATTAATTACTGCGTCTCCAACTCTTAGGTTTTTAATAGCAATCTTTCCTGTTGGTGTAGTAATTAAGGTGTCGCCGTCAAGACACTCGTCTACTATAACAGTAGTCACACCTTCTAAAAATTCTGCCAAGCTGAGAACTAAAAGTCCTTCTTTGTTACGCTTGTTGAGTATGTTGAGACTTTGCCAAGTACAGATTGTGTGTGTTTTACCTAGTTCTTTTCTGTCTCCAAAGTAAACGCCTACATCTAATCCACAGTTGATATAATCCTCTTCTGTTTGCTCAACTAGACTTTTGTTAGGAACAATAATTAAACTCCTGCCGAACACTTCGCACATCTTAGATAATGTTGCTGTGATAATTGTTTTGCCTGCGCCAGTTGCAATTTGCTGCAAGCTTTGCGGATTTTGTATAAAGTTGTTGATTGCTTCGACTTGATAGTCTCGTAGTATAATAGGGTCGCCCTCAGCAGGATGACCTTTTGGCCAAACTGTGGTGCCCCAGTAGTTGGCATCAATGGTTTGAAAATTTAATTCAATCGTTGTTCTCTTGTCAACAATCTCTGAAATGTTTATCTTATTCTTTTCAAGTATTGGTAATAATACGTCTAAATGGCTTAGATATCCTGCGCCACCTATGCCAAAAAAGCCGACTTTGCCGTCCCAGCGACCCAATTTAAATTGCGGCATATGCTTTGCATACGGTACTTCAAATTTTAATGCGTTGGAGAGTTGTCTCCGTACGGCTACTGACAATCCTTCAAACTTTATATTTACTTCGTCTTCGATTATTAATTTACATAAACCCATATTATCTTTTTCTGTTCTTTGAATCACTGTCTTTGACTAGCTGTATTACTAAATCAGAGTGGTCTGTACTGTACGCATCAACATGTGTATTCATTATCGATTGGTTTGATAAATTTAATGTACAGGCTGGCTTCCACTTGCTATTGAGCAACACTTTTGGAAGCTTGTTATTATTAATGTACACTATTTTTGTAGTTTCGTCAACCCAGTTGTTGAGAGCTTGCTCGCGTATATAGTCATTAACAGTGGGGCCTGGAGTTGATGTTACTCGGAACAGAGCAGATTGCTGCTGGCTGGCAATGTTTGAAAATGCACCATGCACTGAAGAAACTTGATCAAGTGCATGTTGTTTGTTAACTATAACCAACATTGGAAATCGATCCAATGTTGTAAGGGCAGCAGCTATATCATTCATGCTATTTGACTCGCAAGTCATGCTCATAATTGGGCAATCTCTGCTAAGGATTTCTGAAATTATTCCTTCAGGAACTTCAATGTCAACATGCCCTAGCCCGTATTTAAATCTTCGGTCATAGAGCTTGATATTGCGATTAATGTCAGTAATGTCAATTTCTTGTGTGATCAATTCAACTGCTGCCGATCTTAGATTTAACATTTTGTTGTTGTAAATCCCAGGCACATAAGCAGACTTATTAGCAGTTATATCTGCAATCTCTTGTGCCATTGCAATGAGTGTGTTATCGATGTTAAAATTCCTATCTCTAAAGGTGTCTACTACAGTTGTAACACTCGACTCTGTTAGGGCAAAATAATGCGATTTATCGCCCTTTTTATGAAAGTAGCTGGTTGTTCCGTGTTTTCTAATAGCTTCGACTGCTGCAATGATTTTTTTGTTAAAAGGAAACGTTATCTTGATCCACCGTGCATGTTGACTATTATTTGTTAAGATTGATGACTCGTTGCCATCTGATTTTTCAATTACGGTTATAGTTTTTGATCTATCAATGTAACGCAGAGGTTTACCGGTTGTGGACATTGCCATTGTTAAGTCTGTGATTCCCAAGGCAAGTAATTCATCTTGATAATTAACCAACTTTTCCTTGGCTAGTTCGTACTGGCGGTCAGTTAGAGAAACGTTTCTCAATAACTGCGAACGTAAGCTCTTTAAGACTGGATTATCAGCCGGAGAGAGCTCGACCTCATTAATTTTAAAAATTACGTCTTCGATTGTTTGTGTCATAATGTAATACTAGCATATTACATATAGTGTGTCAAGTTATTCAGTGGGATGCCTTGCTCAATTTCTGCAATGGTATATTCTGTGTGTGCAAGATCGTTTAGCCACTGTTGCCTATCTGGCATTATAGGGTTTTCAATTTGCGTTAGGTCGTGCAACGCTACGTCCCATGCCAGGCTGTTCGGACCTACAAACGCCGGCACTCCTTCTCTAACAGCCTGGATTCCGGGATTGCTGCTCCAGTTAACAACACTCCATGCATCTTTGTAGTGTAAATCGTAGTCGTCGTACGATCCCTTAATCAACCGAGGCTGTTGTATACTTACATTTTTGTATTCAAGATTATTATATGATATTGGGCAACGAGGATGAGGCCGGACAACAATTTCTCTATCAGTGTGTTGTCGTATAGTATTGATTGACACCGATAAGTATGTATTAATTGTCGGTAAATTGACCCATTGTAGGCTTTTATTGTGTTGACAACAAATATAAATAGGGCCGCCGTGGCTGCGCCAGGGTTTTAGATCAAGTCCGAGCTGATTGGCGCGATTGCTGTTGTTGCCCTTGGGAGAAAAGTATGCCTCCCTGTTTATTCCATTGAGACCTACTTTCCATGTAATGCCTCGTTGCAGGCCGCCAACCTCGAGTACTATTACATTTCGGCCAGTTTTTCTAAAATAATCCCATATCGGCTTATTGCCAACCATCCTTCCGGCCCACAGAACACTCCATATTACAGCAACGTCAGCATGCATATCATCATCCAGTGATCTGTGGCCTGCGTCGATTAGGCTTTTTTCAAACGCATCAAACACAGGTTTGCTGTTGAGTGCGCCATATTCTCTGAAGAGAGTGAATTTCATAGTTAAATACCTTACTACTGTATTTAAAGGATTTACGCATGAACGATATAACTGTGGTTACTACATTTCACAAAGCTGGAATGGACTTGTATGGACAACGATTTTTAGACAGCTTTGCTCAACGAGTAGACAAGAAAGTCAAACTTTTAGTATACACCGAGCATTGTCAACCTGTTAATCCAGATGAGAATCAAATTACAATTCTTGATGCAGCACTTGCGTTGCCCGACTTAAATGCGTTTAAACTACGATGGAGAGATGATCCAAAAGCAAACGGAATTCCGCCTGCTGACATTCGTGCAAAACGGCATCGTGACCGTCACAAAGCATTCAAGTGGGATGCTGTACGGTTTGCCAACAAGACCTACGCGGTATACGACGCTTGTAGACGCTGTAAGGACTGGTGTGTGTGGATGGATGCCGACACGTTTGTACACAGTGATTGGAGTTTTGATCAGTTCAAAGGATGCTTGCCTGATACCAGTTGGATCACATATGTGGGCAGAGGTAAAGGGTCGCAAACTTGGCCCGAGTGCGGATTCTATGGCATGAATTTAAACAATTTTGATTGCCAAGAATTTTTAAAAGAATTTGAAAGAGTTTACGCCGATGCCGAAAACGGTATCTTTCTACTCGAAGAATGGCACGACAGCTTTGTGTTCGGCGATATTGTAAACAGAATGAAGAAGGTTGCTCCTAATGTGCTAGATTACAGTGCCGAGATGTATATGAAAACAGCAAAGACCGGCGGCGGAGGGCATCCCCTTATCAATACCAAGCTAGGACAATGGATTGACCACATGAAGGGCAACCGTAAGCACAATGGCAAAAGCTTGACACAGGACATTATAGTAGCACGAAATGAAGGTTATTGGCAGTAGTTTCGCATGTGCTGCCAACACTTGCCTGACGACAGTTCTTCAAAGTTCCAATGAAACATGCTAACACGTTCTAGCCAAGATTGTCTATCAAACCGCCCAGGGCTTTCAATCTTACTAAAGTCTGTCTCAGCAACTTCCTTGCATTGACTGTTTACTGGGTCTGTTACAAATCCATAATATCCTTGAATTAGTGGGCCAACTATAGAACTACTGTTATGGTTAACCACTGCCCATGCCTTTTGCAGATCGACGTCTAATGTTGTGCCAATGCTGACTTTGCAGTTAGCAAGTGTTGTAATTCGACTGTTACTTATGTATTCTCTTGCTCTCTTGTCGCCAGGATGAGGTCGTATAATTATCCGCCTGCTGCTGTATTTTCGTATCTCGGTTACAGTTTTGACTATCCAATCAGTTACAGATTGTGTTCCCATACTCCAACCTCCGTTTCGCTGACAACAAAGGATAATGTTTAGCCCAACTGTTTTATAATCTTCTAGTTTTATGCCAGTGTGTCTACTAATTTGTTGCCAACGCTTTACATCAGGAGCAGTGTCGCAATAAATACCAGTAGACGGAAACACATCATTGAAGCTGTATCTTAAGTAACCATGCGGATTTATTTTGTCTTTGTACAGAAATAAGTTGGCGTCTGCTGCTACTACATATTTCTTATTTTTTATTTGCGTTTTTATTACATTGCTTCTAAGTTGCAAATGTGCAGTAGAAGTATTGGCGTACACCCATCCTTGTATCACTCCAACATCGCATTCAACTAAATCGTTGCCGGCATGAAGTAATCCGATATCGCCGGTTTTGTTAGCACCTTCTACAAACTTTTTAAGCAATAATTCTTTTTGCAAGTTAGTGTTTTTTAACGGGACCGATTTAAGATAACTAACTACCTTCATTTAAAATGTTCCATGCATACCCATTTTTCATTTCAAAATTTGTAAATTGACAGTACGACAAGTGTGCAGCAAATGCAGTCAGTGTGTCCTTTGATGGAACTGTTGCGCTGTTTATATCGTCAATTGACGTATGACACAGAACAGATGCTGCATTAGGTGCAAGAGCAATTGCCGGAACGCTGTAAAGCAATGCTTCGGTTGCCGCAATACTGTTGAACGTTATTAAACAATATGCATTATCTAACGCGCTCCAGATTGTATTGGTTGTTATTCGTTCGTGCCTGTCAGGCTTTAGTCTAATTTCAATAGGGCGGTCTGTTTGTGTTTTGATTTTGGCAATGGTTTCTTCCATCCATTTGTCTAAGTTTTTGTTATAGAATTTCATTACTTTTTCACTAGGCGGGCAAACTAATATTGTGTTACCAGACCCTGGTTCTCTATATCTCCACTGTAAACTGGACAGCCTGTCAGTGTTGCGGTCAATGATTGGTCCTAGGTTTTGAAGAGCACCCTTGGTAATACGATGGTACATCTTTACTTTAGTATTCAGGGGCTGTAGATATCCAGTGTCAATTGAATAAAAGTCTCTATTAGTATCTGCACATAGTTTTAATGCTCGCTGGCTTGTACTACCAAGACCTCTAATTACCATTGGCGTAGATGTATCTTTTTCTGTTTCAAGGTCGCTAATATTACCATGTGCACCAATTACAAAGCTTTCGAGGCATGGGTCGTACACCAGTCCTTTTTTGGCTATATTAAAATCGCCTACGTCTGGCGCGATTGCTGTAACTTTTATTCCCATAACGCTTGGTTTCTCCTTATAATATTTTTGCAAAGGATCGATTATATTATGTAAATAATTCTCTAACGTGGTTTTTATTTTGTCCGAATATAGTAGATCCGAGATGTATACTTCTGTTTTAGTTAACTTTTTTTTTGAGACTCTATGATATTTTTATAATAGCTTGCTTGTGCTCTATACCAATCGTTTGAATATTCGCAATCTTGATATTGTTCAAACCACGGGCCACCTTCTGTGTAATGAATAAGATCAGGTTTGCCATCAGTGGGTTCGTTGTACCATCCTACTAACCAATTCCAGGTGTGACTTATTTTGCCAACTTCGTAATCGTCTAACCAACTAAATCGATGAAGATATGCACCGGTAATAGTTTCGTCATTTACTATTTCTTTGTTAAGAACTTTGTTGGAACTGTGCGAACAATTAAACAATACCATACTAGACCAGTTCTTTCGTGGATACTGATGCTGCTGTTGCCCATCCATCTTGGTACCTTCCTCGGGGGTGTAGTCATGTTGAGCACACATTACAGCATACTGATCGTCAACTTGATCAAATAATTCTTTGATGTCTGTTTTAAAAATCATGTCGCAATCAATAAACAATGCCCAACCTTCAAAGTTACAAAGTTCTGGTACTAAAAATCTAGTAAAAGTAAATTCCGTTGATGCAAGAGCATCTATTGGTCTGCTATACAGCCCCTTCTTCTTTAGCTCTTTTTGTTTTAACGGAATTACCTCAACTGGAACACTGGCTGTATCAAGTATGCTTTGTTTACAAACTTGATAAGCAATGTCTTCTCTGCTGTCCCAACCTACAAATATTTTTAATGGTTTAATCTCTTCGTTCAATGTCGCTCTCCGTTAAGTTGTTGCCTAGCCAAACTTCTATAACTTTAGCAGTATCGCAGCCAGTGTTAGTTGCTTTATGCCACGTATTTTTAGGAATGTCAATGCTCTCGCCTGCAATGTACAGGTTAGTTGTTTTACGCCCATCTTGATATTCTAAATCCATGCGTATTTGCCCACATACAACATGCCAGTGTTCGCTGCGATTGTAATGACGTTGGTCACTTAATGACATACCTTTGCAAAACGCAAGTTCTTTAACTTGCCAGCCGTTGTTCTTATCTAGCACTGTGTATGTGCCCCATGCACGTTCAGTAGTAGGACGGCGATACTCTCTGAGTATTGAACTTGATGAATTTAGTTTAGCAGTTCCGCCAATGCCCCATGCAAATCGAAGGCCATACTGATGTTTGTACATTTTATATTCCGGAGTGTTGTCATTGGCTCGATCGCCACCGTTTGCAAATATAATAGCAGTATTGTTGCTGTGAGTTGACAACATATGAAATATTGCAAAATTTGCAGTATCATCATCGTCATTAAACCCAATGACTTCATCCACCATGTCTAGGTGTTTGATAATATTTGCACGCTCGGCAAACGGCATAAAACGTTTGCCTTTCTTTCTTGCTAACCACGCATCACTGTTAACAGCAACTACTAACTTGTCGCCGAGTGCCCTAGCTGCTTTAAAATACTCAATATGACCACTGTGGATTGGGTCAAATCCACCTGATACCATTACTACTGTTTTCATGTTTATATTTATATCGAATTAGTTCCAGCCAAATATATAGTCTTTTCGAACATTAGTAAGTTCTATAGCACCTAGGCTTTTGAGGTATTCGCCTGCGCAATATCCAGTGTCCGGATGCTGCTCAACTATAATAATTGGTTTGTAAAAAAGTATTGTTTCGGTTGCGCCTCTCAATACTTCTAGTTCGTAGCGTTCGCAGTCTATTTTTAGCAATCCAAATCTATCAATATCCAAGTCATCTAGTCTCTTAATGTCTATGCTGCCACTGCCCATACTATCTTTGTTTACGTAACTTGCACCAGTATTTTCTTTGTTAACTACTAGATCAATTTTGCTATTATGATTGCCCAACGCAAAATGATTTGTTACAACATTTTTTCCTGCAACATTTAGTTTTAAACAGTTGTATATTTCTTCAATTGGTTCAAATGCTATAACTTGATGAAATTCTTCTGCGAGATGTTTTGTCCACAATCCCACGTTTGCACCGACATCGAGTGCTCTGTCGAAGTCGCTAACATATTTGTATGCTTCTGTTCTAACATCGTCTTGATATTGTGCAGGGCCACCATTACTTATTCGTTTAGTAATTAATCTTTCAAAGTGGGTATCAGTGTCGGGCATCCAGTAGTCGTAAACTTTTTTCATAATTTTTTTAATACAACAATATATTTAATAACTTCTAGTTGTGGGCCTTTTTTAACAGTAGCAAGGTATTCCTTGGTGTCGTCAAACACAATGTCCCATCCACTAAGTAATTGAAGTTTATGCTTCCACCATTGTGGATTTTCAATTATTAAATGTGCATTCCGTCCGTCACTTAGTGACTTTTTAGCAGGATGGCATGCAATTAAATGATATTGGTACTTTGTTGCTCGCGTACAAAGGTCTGCTAGTGTTTCGTCAATTAAGTTAGGTTCTATATGCTCTAACACATCGCTGCTATAAATCATGTCAACTGTTGCAGGAAGTGGATTTGGAAACGTTACTGGATCAAACGTATGCAATTCGATGTCAACGTAGTCTTGTTTAAATTGTTTACTAACGTTTCCTTTTCCTGCACCAAAATCCAAGAAACTTGTAATGTTTCCAAACTCTAGCAACTCAATGACCTGTTGCGGAAGTTGAGATCCTAATCCAAATGTTTTTTTGTTATGCAGTATTTTTAGTTCTTCTAAGTATTGTGCCGAATATGCCATATTGTATTTATATTGCTGCGTCGTCTAGGCCAGCAACTCTTAGTCTAATTATATTATTAATAGAAAACCCTTTTGAATCAAGTCCTTTTAGTACGCCCAGCCATTTGTTTCGTAGTAGTGCAAACTCATTGATTAATTGTTCGTAATCGCAGACTGCTGTCTCGCCGTCTACATACTTTTCACAATCGCGACTGGATAATGCACGCTGATAATTTTCTAAATATTTTCTAAAAAACGAGCTACGCAACTTACGTAATTCGATATTTAGATATTCCAGTATTGCCTCAAGTTCTTGAAGTTGATTAAATCGTTGTTCAACAATTCCAGGCATCATTGCTGCTGCTTTTTCAATACTACCCTTAATCTGAGTTTCAAAGCGAGCTGTTGCCAGCTCGCTTTCAAAGTATTGTATAGCATTTGGAATTTCAGTAATGTCATTAGTGACTTTGCTGTACCATCCCATGCTTAGTCCTCGTCTTCTTCATCGTTGTCGTCGTCAGTATCTAGATCAAGATAGTAATTAATAGCGTGATCTAAGAACTTGTCAGTTCCGCTAACCTCTCTAAGAGTCATGTCGTTAACACCGTAGTCTGCTAATAAATCAACATACTTTTCTGCTGCAAGTTCGACATGCTTTTTATCAAGATACTCCTTGAATAAATTCCAAATATCGGCTATCTGGTCTTCGTTCATTCTTCTTGCTCCTCAACATAATCAGCAGTGTCAACTTCTTCAACTTCGGGTTCGCTTTCTCCGTTGGCCCTGGCTGTTAATGCTGTTTCTTTCTTAATAAGAAAATCGGCCATTGCACGATCAAGGAGATCGCCTGTCCATCTTTTGCGGAATTCAAGAATCACTTCTCCATCTTCCATGACATACTCGTACCGGTTTCCCTTTTTTTCAAGTAGACCATTTCCGTCAAACAAGTCAAACAACCCACTGTATGGGTCCATGCCTGTTGCGTAAGGAATGCGCACTTCAACGCTTTCAAACGGCTTTGAATACCGTGTTTTCATTATCTTGCACTTGGCACGAATACCATGTACAGTTGCTGATTTAACACCGTTTTCGTCTTCTTTTAACTTTAGCTTTTTCATAGCAACAACAATCGATGATGCGTAGATAAAACCTTGGCCTCCAGAAATCTTGTCGTCTGGGTCAAACATATCTTGACTTTGATAAGTGTGGTTGGTAACAACCATACCTACGTTGTAAGAACCAAACATGTTAACACAGTTAGTAACCAATGCTTTGAGTTGCTTGGCCTTACGACCAAAGTCACCTTTCATGTCGCCGGCTTCGAACTGATTAAGTTCTGTTGGCGACATAAGCATGCCCAACGAATCAACAACAAAGAGTACCTTTGGTCGATCTTCCTCTGCCATGTCTCTGTAGTCTTTCATAAACATATGAATTGTTTTAGCAACATCGTCGATCATTGCCATGTTGAGTTTCAACATTTTACTGTCGTCAGTGTCTACATCAAGAGCTTTTAACCAGCTCTCGTCTAGTGCGTTCTCGGTGTCAACAAGAACTACAAAAATTCCTTGCTTCTGTGCTTCACGTACAAGTGTACCAGAACAGATGAAAGATTTGCCAGCGCCTGACTCGCCTGCAAAAACACTTACTTTTCCTAGTGGAATACCTTTACTAAAGTCTCCGCTAATTAAATAGTTAAGTGCAAAGTTTCCTGTTGAGACCCAATCTGTTGGGTCGTGGAATCCCGAACTCATTCCTTGAATAGATTTTGTTAAACTATTGCGAAATTTCGAGGGATCAAATGATTTAGTAGCCATTAATTTCTCCTATTAAGCCAAAGAATAACAGCCTTGAATATTTCAGTAGACAGGGCTGTTATTTAATTTTATGTGTTTTGACGTGATCGAATCATTGCAAGGATATCCTGTGCACCGCCTGCGTTTTCTGCCGGAGCAGGAGCAGGTGCTGATTCTTGTGCTACTTCAGCGTTAGACTTGGATGGAACGTCTTCGGTCTTAGCTGCTGGAGTAGCTGCTGGAGTAGCTGACGAAGCTTTTGGATCACCTGTGCGCTGTGACATGCCGGCAGGGCGGAAGTATTGGCCCCAACGATCCGGATCATATGGTTCTCCATCAACACTTGCTTCGAACATTTCAGTCAATACCTTAACTTCAATTTCCGATGGCTTCTTAGGAAGGAAGTCACTTAGATCTAGCAATCCATTTTCTGTTACAGCAGCCAATTCTTCGTCAGCAAGGGGGCGGTCTCTACGTGCCCAATTTGAAGTTGAATAGTCTGCATAGCCGCCCTTGCTGGACTTGGTTAGGCGGAAGTCCACCCCACCAGCATAATCTGTTGGTAGTTCTTCCATGTCTGGATCCATGAGTGCTGCTTTGATGATCTTAAAGATCTGGGGACCGATAATAAATCTGCGAACTGGGTTCTCGGGTGTATTATCTTCTTTTAGTGCACTGTCTGTTACCAAGCCTTGGAAAATGTACGAACGCTTTTTCCAATACTTTCTGCCCATGTCTTCTAAACTTGGGTCTTTGAACCAAGCGCGTACTTCTGCAAGTATCGGGCAACTTTCGTTATACATTTCCATGCACGGAACTTGTACCTGCACAGGGCGAGAATCAGTTTCTCCTTTGATGCCTGCAAACGGAAGCTTAATCATCAAACGTTCTGTCCAGAAAAATGTGTTGTCTGCATTACCGTCTGGTAGGAATCTGATAGTAGAAGTATCACCTTCGTTCATATTCCAAAATGGGTAAATTGCGTTATCGCCCCCGGTTTTATTTCCACCTGCGCGAGATTCTTGTTCTTTTAGTTTAGCTCTAATTTCTGCTAGTGATGCCATAGTGATGCCTCCTGTTAATGCTATTGCCTATGTGTCTTTATTTGTTCTTAATCGTGTGCCTGTTTGTAGTGTAGCACAAGTATTATACTACACTATTTTATTTATCCTGTCTATCTTTATTTTAATTAATCCTAAAGAAAATTACATTCCGGATAGCCGTCTTAGCCTTGCTGTGTCGTCTGCCTGTGTGTGTTGTTGTGGTTGTTCTTGTACCGGTGCGTGTTGTTGCGCATGGGTAAAGTCGGTGCTTTCCACTTTTTGTATAAACTTTGCGGAAGGTTTTACATACTGGTCGCCGTATTCTTTTTGTACCGCAGTTAATACTGCTGTTTCACCTTTTGGAAATTTTCTAGTCTCTCTGTCAAAGTAGCTAAGGATGAATTCACCCAATGGAGTTTTTGCAGGTTGTTCCTTGCTGATGTTCGAATCGTTGGTAGGAACTTCATCATCGCGGTCGGGCGACTCGCTCCATTGACCCATTAACTTGTCAAATGCACTTTCGATTGCAACCTCGGCTTTGGACTTTTTGTCCTTGACTGCTTTTTTAAATGGCTCTTTTTTGTTGCCATCTTTGTCTACATCAAGGAAGTCCGGCTTTGCTTCTGCTACAAGGTCATCATAAGATATTTCTCTGGCCCTTGATGCTTCGCCGACTAACCTATAAATGTAAGGAAAAATGTCTGTTAATTCTTCATTAAATTGCTTAATAGTAAGTTGATCAATCCAGTTCTCCGAAACATCGTCTGGCACATCCTCTATCAATGCCGGTGTAAACTTTGCAATTGCTTCCTTGTAATAGGATTCTTTTTGCAAGCCTATAATTTCTTTTTTAACTTCTGTGACTCTGCTCTTAACAATATCTTTGTATCCGCCTAGTGTTTCAGCCATAACCGAACTACGACCGATATATTGGTTGAACTTGCGCAGTTTGGATGCTTCTTCTGACAGTCCTGAAATATACTTGCCAAAATCGTCGTATGCGTTACCACCTTCGCTAACATGCATTGCCATTGCGCGGGCGCCACTTAGGTGTTTAAATGGATACTTAAATCTCTCACCAGATGGTGATTCAACGTAAATTGCTTTGATTTTTTGGGTTCTGCTATTTACACTCTCTACGTTAATGGGTTGTGAGTGCTTGATTGCTAACCTAGCATTGCCTATTTTTTGATAACTGGTATTCAGTGTACCATACATTTTTGATTCAGACATCTGATCATCTCCAGAACGATTTTTTGCTAAAAAGTAATAATCTTTTTTGTTTAATTGTTTTTTGTTTATATCACGCACCGAAAATGCCATTAATCTCTTTTTAGAAAACATTCGTATTTCTCTTAAAAAGTTATACCAGGCATCTTGTACAGCTTCGTCTTGATCGGCTACCAAGTCCTTGCTAGTGATAACAGAAATTCCAGTATCATTATCAAGACTTACACTAATTTTACCAAGGTCTTCGCCGTTGCTTATGTACGAAAAGTCGTAATAACGGGCGTCATCTGGTATATTTGTTACGTTGCCTTCTTTGTCGCCGATGGTTACGTTGGGGAAACGTCCGCGGATTTTATTGAATAATTCCGCACCAATGCGATCTAAGTTTTTCATACTATTATTTATCAAAAGCTACTGCTGACAAAGATAGGCATCGGCTGCTCATAATCTTCGTCGGGTTCAAGATGAATAAAGGTATTATAAATCGAAGGATCCCAATCTTTGATCACAGTAATCATTCGCAGAGCAAGCAACGTAGCGCTAACCAAATCGTCGCCGTGTCCTTGCTTTGCTTGAAAACTGGTATTCGACTTTACATAATTTTTTAATTCGGATATAAGCGGTCTGCTTCGCAACAACAGTTGATCGTTTTCAATCATTGTTTTTAATCTTGCGCAGATGGTCATTTTTGCGCCATGTGTGGTGTTAAATCCTTTACGAAACTTTCTTACATGACCTTTTCTCATGGGTTCACTGATAAACAATCCTGGTATATTTTCTTCGCCATAATCGTTGATTACAATCAGTGCTGCTTCGCCCAATCCATTGTTCTCGACGCTCCAGTATATGTTGTCGCCACCGCTCTTGGTTTCGTCAGCAATGTATTGGCAGATATCTTTTAATACACGAACCTGGCCAGGGATTCCGGTTTCGTTGTGACACCATTCCCCAACTTGTTCATACGTAGGAATTTCATATATTTGTAATGCTGCGTTGTTGCCGCCTGTGCCCATAGCAGGATCTAGTGACACCACATAACTGTATTTCGAGCTTGGCTTTTTGAACCAACGAGTATGACCCATATTTAATAGAGGCGCTTCGCCTTCCATTGTAGCAAGTTTGATCGAATGTATTAGCGTCTCGTCGAACACAAGGAATTCACAGTTCGAGCTGAGTATTTTGTTTGTATAATATCGGTGGCCGCCATTGACTTCTATAAGATCATAAACCGGTTCTGAATAACCTAGATCTATTTTGTTGAGTAATTTTATATCGCCTTCGGTTGTAACCACTGTGTTTCCTATTGCAATGTCCTGGGCTTGTTTTGAAGTTTCCGGGCCTATGTAAAATTTGTGATCGTGGGTGCATTCAACATATGCGCCTTGTTCAAACTCCATTCGGAGCAACGGTTTTATTCCCATCATGCTAACACCGGCAAAGTCTTGAAACCCTTCCGGTGTTAGCACCTTGTACCCCTTGATGTTCTCTTTAAAAGTCTTTGTCATTTAGTGTCCTATACGAATATTTATTCTCAAATATCCAAACTTCGTAGTCATACCCTCTGTCTACAACAGCTTGGCGTTTTTTAAGGTTGTTAACCAATCTATTCTTATACTTTTCCTTGCCATGGCCGTTCCACCACCATTGACTCTTGACTCTTGACTCTTGACTTCGATAATTTTATTTTCTTTAGGAATGAAGATATCGGGGTAATATTTTAAGTGATGTCTATTTTCAGCAACGTACTTAAATACCTCGATAGCGTAGTCTGAATAATCGTCGTGTATAATTATGTCATCTTCGCTGTATTTCAGCTGGTTAAATAATATATCCAAAGCAAAAGGTTCATGACCGCGTACACCTACAACCTTGCCGCCTGGCATTGTATAGTCTTTTATTGTACAGTTGCCTTTGTTGATCTTGCTAGCTGTTGTTCCTGACAATAGTACGTTTTCGACACCGTATCTTTCTAAGTTAGTAGCCCGCCTTTGTTGGTTGCTCTTATTCTTTTCTTCAATAGAACGGTTTACTCTACTTAAACTAGCCTGCTTGCTGTTGTTGTATTTTTCGTCGCCATATTTTACTAGCTTGGTCTGTCTTGACTTTTCTTTTTGGCTCTCCAACTTTGATCCCCACGCAACTCCGTACTTCTTTTTAAACGTAGCTTGCGCTTTGTTAAGTTGTTTTTCTTTTTGTGCATCTGTTCGCAATGCTGCTGCCTTCTTTTTGTTAGCGGAATCAATTTGTTTTTTGGTTGCAGTCCACTGTGACTTTGTAGTCGACCCACTTACTCCTACGCACTTAGGATCCCCGCAACTGTTGGCATAAGTTTCTTTGTGTTGATAAAATGAAAGTTTCTCTCCGCATATACACCTAGGACTTGTTCCAGTTGTATACTTTTCGTAGTAATCTCGATACGTTAAGTTATGTGTTTTTAAATGTCGCGTGAATTGACCATTGGTTTTGCAGTATGTCTTATTATCTAATCTTGATTCGACGTAAATTGCGACGCTCACAGTATTCTCCGTTAAATCGTTCTTGTGCAATTATTTATTAATGGTGCTAAACAGGTTGCCTATTTCTGAGTCAAATATATTACCGTGTATATCCTGGAGGGTGATGATTGTAGGTGCGCTCACACAACCATACTCGCGCCTGAATCGTTCTTCGCCAATTCGGCCAACCTCACCTTTTTTCCACTCTTCGTCTCTATCTGGGTGATCGTGCCACTCTGAGATAAAACTACGGAATCCATTGATGCCTAATTCTTGTTCAACGCCATATTCGTCAAATCTCTTTTCGGCATCTTTCCAAATAGTAGCAAATGTATCTTCATCTGAGTTTGGTGTGCTTGTGATAATTGCGCGTCCACCAGTTGCTAGTGTAGGCGAAATTGATGCCCAAAATTCTTCAGCAATGTTTGGTTGCACAAATGCGAATTCATCACATTGATGAGAGTTAATATTATTTGCAATTATTACATGATTTTCTGCATTAAATATTTCATAAGTGTCTTCTAAAACTACAGATGTTAGGTCTGCCACAGTTTTAATAGTATTGTGCGAATCTAACCTGTCACCTACAATTATATCATTTACTCTTGTTTCTACACCGTTAATAAAAAACCGGTGTTCTAACGTTGCAGTAACGAAAGTACCGTCGGTAAATGTTATTTTACAAGATTCTTTATTTGCATTTTCATTTAAGAAAATACCTTCAAATTCTTCCCACCCGTTAGGAGTTAATATTTCATATTCTGTATTAGGTGCGTATATTTGTTTCATTGAATTCCTTTACTAACCTTGCTCCACTAACAGGTGCCGCATGCTGCATGTCGGTATTAATCATCTTAGCAAATACGTCAAACTCGTACAATGATTTATTAATAGTATAACTAGCGTTAGTTAACAACAAATCTATTGTAATACTGCACGCACTGTGCTTTGATATGTTTTCTTTCCACGGAAGCATTTGTAAGTTATGTATACTTCCGATAAGCAACGGACTAACACGGTTTTTGTATCCTTGCATAATAGAAAATATATGGTCTATATGATGTGCACCTTCAACTCCGGCAAGTCCAGTTTTATAACCCGAGGTTATTGCTAGTCTATGCTGTTCAGTGACATACGTTACAACTGACTTATACCGATAAAACTCATTACGCTGCGCCGGATCTAATATAAGACCCTTGGCTGCTTTTGTTGCGTTACCTTTAGTAATTGCAAGAGTTGCTAATTGCGAATAACCGTTACGGCCGAACTCGTCAACATTGCTCATATGCGTTGCTCTAGTTTTTTGGCCTTTTTTACTATATCCACTAATACCATCGGCGTCTAGCTTAGATAGCGTTTGTTGGGCAGCAACTTGCGATGTTTCGTAAGCAGTTAGCCCAGTAGCAGAGTCAACTGTACTAAGTCCTTTTTTGATGTTTGCTTTTCGTGCATTGCTAACTCCCCGAACTCCTGGGTGCAGTCTATCGTACTCTGCCACGCTCATATGTAACACTCGCTCAATGTACGATGTCTTGATCATACTAAGACGTTCGTCACTTACAGGACATAATATATAATCTATGCCCGATTGTAATGACGATTCGTACAAATGCGCGTTACGCTTTTGGTTTCGTTTCTTAAATGCTTGTATTTTTATATCCATGCAGTATTTATACAAATGCAAACTTATCACCCGATAATTCTTTTAGGGTTGTGTGTCCTGATATACAAATCTCGAAGAGTTATATCTTCTTCAATAAGTGTATGCTTATTACGAACTCGGACAGTAGTTGTATCGCCATCTAAACAGTATAGTAGCGAGATAGCCAAACCACGTCCTGTAGTAGGTGTGGTTGTTTGACTGATAATACGCGAGCCGTTTTCAAATTCAATTGAGCCTTTGTTGTAACTGGTTACTCCGGCTCTAATGTGGTCAGGACACAATTCGTAAACATACCGGATACGCTGCATAATTTCCTGTGCACCTGTGTATTTGTGTGCTGCAATCAAGATAGTCTGATCCGGCTTGAACATTGCAAACCACGCAAGATAGATACTTGCACAAGTTGTCTTACCAGTTTGTCTAGGCATCATATTGATGTTGAATCGATAGTTGTGATACGTGTGCATCAATCCTAACTGATAATCATACGGATCATACAACAGCTTTCCCTTAAGGGGATGCTGAATATATGCAAACATCTTAGCAAAGTAAAGATAGCCAACATCAGGATCCATGCACCCAACTAGTTGTTCAATTTGTTGTTCAGTGAATGTTTCCTGACGGTTGGCTTTCTTAATTAATACGCCGTCTAAGGTAGATGGTGCCATGGGTTACTTTCCCTTTGCAGCCTTATCTGTTTTCTTAGCAAACGGATCGGCTTTTTTATCTTTAATTGCTTTTTTCATCGGCTCTTTTTTGTCGCCATCTTTGTCCATATCAAGGAAGTCTGGCTTTGCTTCTGAAAGAGCTTTGTAAAGGCGAGCTTTGATATCTTCAACAGCCATTTTCCTCGACTCCATAGCATCGCGGTCGTCTTGCCGTTGGTGCATTTTGTGATCGCCGTAATCATCTGCGTTGCGCTGCATCTCGTCTCTGATCATTTCTTGATAATTACGTGTTTGCTTGTCATCTAGATCAATTTCGTTGTCGTTTTTGTCAAAGGCAGATATTTCAATTTCGTCGTATGATTCATCATCGTAAACCCAGCTAATTGTTAAGTCAAGATCGTCGTCAAAGAACTCGCCGGACTTCTCAGGTGTATACTTTTCGGTAACTGCCATTGGATTGTCGCCATCTTCTGCATCTGCATATGCACCTTTTTCACGATTAAGACCTCCAGCAAGGTCTTTGATCATGTAGTCAGTGTCACGATAATCTTCTTCGGGTTCATTGGCATACTCGTCGGTTATCTTGTCGCCGATTGCGCCGCCTGCTGCGCCCCCAACGGCGCCGCCAATTGGCCCTGCTAGTGCCGCGCCGCCTGCTGCACCTAGTGCGCTACCTGCTACAGTACCAAGAAGGCCTTCATCGGAATCTCTATCAAACGGATTGCTGTCTACTCCAGGAATTGCCGGATTGTCCACAGTTGATAAGTTTCTTGTAGTACCGTTTGATTCAATGCTTGCTAACTTTGATATCATAGCGCTAATTGCACCTACATCCCCGGTGATGCTAATTTGGCCACTGGCCGATTCTGCTGGGGCACCCATATCGGCATCTGGCGGGCATTCGTATATTGATCTAGATTCGCTTATATTTTTTCTAGTTGAGAGCTTGTTAAAGCCTGCTAGAATTCTTCTCATATCTTCGTTGTTGTCCATGTTATTTTCCTATCACACTTTTGTTGTTTTCAGCTTCAATTTTTGGTTCTTCGATGCTAAATCCGCTGTCGCCTATGTTGCGTTCATTACGGGCTTTTTCCAGCTCTTTTAATAATTCCATAACACGGCTATCACCGACTGAATCTTGTGCAGAATCGCAATCAAGTTCCTCTTTGGTTATTAGAGCTTCATACGGTGAATCGTCACCATCTGGTTGTTCTTGTCTGTTAACTGGACCAAGTGCGTTTCGTACCATGATGTTAGAATCATGTATAGTGCAAAAGTTTCCTAAATATTGTCTTAGAACTTCGTCAGTTGTTGGGTAATTTAAAATTGCATCCCAGTATGCTACTTCCATATTTTCCAGCTTTGGAAAATCTAACGGATGTGACTGAATTGGTGTTTTTTTAACGGCACTTAACGATTCAAGACCGAACTTTCCAAGAGCATCTTTGAGGGTATTTTCAAAGTCGTTGGTTAATTCTCCTGCAATACCAATCTTAAACGGATACGTCTTTTTTGATTCTGATAAAAGTTGTTTTAAAGTTTTCATTTTAGGGTCCTATTACTTATTATTTATCTTTGTTAAGACCTTTGAGACGCTCAAGTAAGCTGTTTCTGTCTGTTACAACATAACCCTCGCCTTCGGTAAATCCATCAGGGGTGACATTACTGTCGTTGTCCATCTTTTCTTTTTTAAGCTGCAATTCTACCATTTTTAGTTTTTTGTCTAATTTGGCTACTTTTGCATCAAGATTTGTCTTTAGCATATTGCCTGCAACTTCAAATATCCTGCCGCTATAACGTGCTTCGACATTCATACCCAAGTCCATTAAATCATCATAAGCTGCCATTGCTTTTTCTGAAACTTCATTTAATTCAGTATCTGCTAGTTCGCCAAGCCCTTTTACTGCAGGCAACGCTAGACTGATCTTGTCAAATTCTTCAATGTCTCTAAAGGTTTTTGCCTGTTGGTCTATTTTATAAGTTACTTGGTCGTGTTCTTGCTTTTTGGCCTTTTTGATTACTTCTTTTGAACTCGGTAATCCCAGCAAATCCTCTAATTTTTTTGTCATAACCATATCCTATAATATACTACTATTATTTAGCAATTATTTTCTAGTTCCATTGTGAAACATGTCGTGTTCATTTACTACTCTAAATACCAAGCCGCTTTGTTTGCACCAAGCTCTTGCAGCTTCCCACTTGGCCTGATTCAACACCCAATGTGCTTGCTGCACTTGACTTTTTGCTTTTTCTTTAATTTGTTGATTTGCAGGCTTTACTTCAATTAGCTCTGCATGTTGCTTCCCTTTTGCATCAGTATATGCTATGAAAAAATCAGGTACATATATTGTGTTTTTTCCTGTGAACGGATTTTTATAAGGAATACGTATAGCTTCACTTGCCCAGCTAGTCACATGTGGATTCTCATCGCAAAACTTCATAAAGGCAAATTCCCATCCACTTCGAAACGTAGGAGAATTTTTACCTACGTATTTATCAGGATTTTTAATAGTGTATTTGCCTTGTGCATATTTTGCCATTAGACAACAATGTTTCTTGCTTCGAGATTGTCTAGGTTAGGAGACTCTCGGTATCCAAGTTTGCTAACTTTACTACGATTAGCATTTAACACAGCCGTTACCAAGTTGCTCAATTTTACCTTGTCAAACCCTTTTAAGCTGTCCAGTAGCTCGAACACGTTTGTTCCATCAATCTTTGCTTGTTGTAATAGTACACCTGTGACACTAGTTGATGCAAGTTCGTCAAATCCTCTTTTTTCAAAAAACCCTACTACTGCGTTAACTTGGTTGCTCGGATACGATAATTGTTGTGTAAAATATCTGTCAAACAGTAAGCGCGTCTTGTCTGCACTGTCTGCAGGTTGTTGTGAATTTCCAATTGTTGACATTAAAATCTCTTTGCTTCTGCTATAGTCTCACTACCTACTAGTGGTATATTGGCAAACGAATACGCGCCAAATTGTCTTGCAGGTGTCGAAGTGGGTGGGGCGCCGGGCAGTGGCTGGTCCTTGATGCCTAGATAGAATCTACGTTGAATTTCAGACGCTGTGCTGTTTCTGCCGCGGCGGTTTAATTCCGTTACGCTATTGGCAGCGCCAAGTATTGATGATTCTGGGCCAGGTGTTGTATGCAACGGTGACGGATATGTATCGTAATGTTGTGGTGTACCGAATCCTTGCGGCGCAGAATCAACACTTGTTTGTCCTCTTCCGTACTGCACAGATTCGTAGTTAATTGACATTCTGTTGACTGAAAATTCGGAACCTTCTTGCCGCATTGTATCATGCACCAGCGATTCAATATACGGATTAACCAATGTAAAGCTGGTAAATGTAGATCTTCCGTTTTGCGGATGTAATTGATACACTTGAATACTGTTAAGAAAGTTCTGTGACTTGTTTGGACGATCCAGTCCGTATCTAAAGTTCTGTGTTTCGCTGTTGCCATAACCTCTATTGAGCCCATTTGCAACTTTTTGATAAGCTTCTGTTGTTGAATTAGGAGCACCCGATGCATCACGAGAAGTATAGCTGCTATCGGTATAATAATACCTAAAATACGCTTCCCAAAACAGACTGGTTAGTCCAGCATTGTCGTCGTGAAATTCTAAATTAATTGGCACATACTGGATGCCAGTTTGCACAATCTTTTTTCTGTTGTATTGATTAAGCGAAGCTGTCTGCAAATTGTATCTCGGCAACTCAACACTCTTTGCTAATATGTTTACTTCTGACGCGTCAACTCCGGATAACAATGGTGATTGTAATTTTGCTTGTGAATTAACATTGAATACAACATGGTATAAATGTTTAAACTTCGGAGCAAGACGCATGTCACCAGAGACATATAATTTTGAAGCATGTGCGTAGTCTTTTACCGTAAGATTGTCAAAGTTATTCATACTAATATTTATCTTATATAATTCTATGCGTACATAATAGAAAAGGAGAACAAGTTGTTCTCCTTTTCTAAGCAATTATGTGTTGGTTAGATTAAGTACCAGTTGAAAGAGATCCGCCAGGTCTACCTACTAATGTGCCGACTCCTGCTGCTCCGCCGCTGCCGTCGACTTGAATTGCGTTGTCGTACTGCATTGTTAGAGAAACTGTTACAGGTTCGCTGTTTGAATAAGCAAGTGTGTTGTAGTTTGCTTCGCTGACGTAGCAACCGTATACTTCCCATGTTTCAAGTACAACTGGGACAAACGCGCCGTTGCCGCCGTCTAGGATTTCAATTCTAGTTAAGAACTTATAATCTTGTCCAGATACCGCACTAGCCTGTTCCATAAAATCAAACTGTTGTTGTAGTTGTTCGCCAACTAGTTTTTGAACGTTGTTGTTCACGTCTTCGCGCAAGTTAAGCGTGATTGGGTTCCAAGTATGCTTGCCTGCCAAGTTTACCTTTGAGTTATAAACATCAAGTACCATGTTTTCAAAAGTAAGGTTTGGCCTAGTTACATCAATAACCTGTTTGGTTAACTCTGTGCTAGGTGTACTGGTTCCAAAACCTTCGAGTGTTACACGGAAACGATATTGCAGCTTGGGCATAAGCAAGCCCTGTGCGCTTGCACTGTCGTTTGTTGCCAGAGGCACTGATAGTTTTGTTAATGATGATATTGCCATTTATTATTAACTCCTTATTACAAGTATTTATCATTTAGAGGGTTATATTTCATTTTGCATATTAATTGTTAATCATATTTAAAAATTTTCATAAAAAGTTACATAAATATGTTAGTTGACTGAATAAGGATATCAACATATGATTAGGTGTAAAATTTGCTTGCAAGAGTTTTCAAGTATAATAACATGGAAGCATTTAAAATCTCACGGAATATCGACAATTGATTATAAAAAGAAATATGGAGAAGTAGCATCTCCAGAATATAAAGAGCTAAAAAAACTTCAAAATTCTGGAAAAAGAAATCCTAACTTTAACAATAAAATGTCATCAGAATCCAAAGATAAGATCTCTCAATCTAACAAAGGAAATATTCCACATAACAAGAACAAGTCAATGAGCCAGAAACAAAAAGAAATACTTTCTGCAAAAGCAGTTGAGCGTAATATTTATTGGCGAGAAACTGACAGTCATCCTGTTAAAGGAACTTCACGATCTATGGAAACTAAAAATAAAATTAAAGAAAAGAGAGCAACGCAAGTTATATCCAAAGAACAAGCATTAAAGTCAATCGAAACTAAAATTAAAAATGGATACAACATTGCATTCTTTAAAGGAAAAACTCATTCAAGTGAATCAAAAGAAAAGATTTCCAATAGTTCCAAAAAAACAGCATTATTAAAAAAAAACAACAGTATCAAAGATGCATCTGCCAGGCTTGCTGACAACGGGTATACGTTAATTTCAGTTATAGACAACTTATTACATATTAAGTGTAATTTGTGTAATAACAAATTTACACGATCTCGACAATACGCTACTACAAGTAAGATTACTCAAGAAATGTGCAATGTTTGTTATCCGTTACAGACCGGAACCAGTAATCAGGAAAAAGAATTAGCTGAGTTTTTATCAAAATATGTACAAATTGAAACCAACAATCGTTCGATCATATCTCCGAAAGAATTAGATATATTTATTCCTAATCATAGTTTAGCAATAGAATACAATGGTCTATACTGGCATAGTGAAGTATACAAAGACAACAAGTATCATTTAAATAAAAAACTACAAGCCGAGGACAAAGGAGTTGATTTAATTCATATATTTGAAGATGAATGGGTCAACAATATAGATATTGTTAAATCAAGATTGTTAATGAGGCTAGGTAAAATTGAAAATAAAATTTATGCGAGAAAATGCATAATCAAAGAAATTGATGCATCTACAGCTAACACGTTTATAAAACAAAATCATATTCAAGGAGTAGGAAGATCAAATGTTAGAGTTGGATTGTACTATAACAGTCAACTTGTTAGTGTAATGACCTTTTTAAATGGAGACATTTCGAAGGGTATTAAAGGATGGGAGTTAAATAGATTTTGTTCTTTAATTAACACGCAAGTTACAGGCGCAGCTGGAAGATTGTTTAAATGGTTTATTAACAATTATGATCCCGAAACTGTAATTAGTTTTAGTGATAGGAGGTGGGAAACATCTAGTAGTGTGTATAGTAAAATTGGATTTAAGTATGCTTCGACATCAGTTCCTAATTATTGGTATTTTTGTAACAATGAAAATCAAAGGTATCATAGATATTCGTTACGTAAGCCAACAGGTTCTATATTATCTGAAAGAGAATTAAGAGAATCGCAAGGCTACCTAAGAATATACGATTGTGGTAGTAGTAAATGGATTTGGTCAAAGACAAAGGCGGCATAGAGCCGCCTTTGTCTTTGTACTATTTTATAGACCTGAAATTTCGCCTGTGTTCTTCAAGCGCAACGGAATATAAATAAATTCAACTGCCTTAACTGGTTCGATTGCAATATCAACATAAAGTTCATTCCTATCAATCCTTGAAGGTGTGTTGTTTGATTCGTCACATACTACAAGGAAGTCATATAATGCTCGTAAACTAACTAATTCAATCATCAAGCTTTCGACTTGCTGCTTGAGTTCGTCACGTGTGATTTTGTCGTTTGGTTCGTAGATGTATGGCTTTGCAACCATCTTCAACTGGCTACGTAAGTATATTACCAGTCTGGCAACATTGACTCTATCCAACGAACTTGCATTTCTTGCACGAGTCTTCTGACCAAATATAACAAGTCCTGCTCCATTTAAGAAAGTAATTGGATTAACATTGTTTAGTTGCAATGTGCTTCGTTGTCCTTCGTTTAGTGCAATGCTTACAAATTCACCTTCGCTGCTGATATAACCTGCTGCTGTTGCGTTGGTTACACCACCACGGCGTGTTCCTGCTGGTGCAAACCACGGATACGAAACTTGATCGCTGAGTGCAATTGTTCTTAGTGCCATGTGACTTGCTGGGACAACAATGTTGTTGCCTGCGTTGTCGCTTGTGAATCC